TTTTGTGGGAGTTGACCCAAGAATCTTTATGTCAAACACTTACACCACAAATCTTGCGTAACTTTTTCTAACCCTATGAAATATCCTTGTCTATTAACCAAAAAAATCTCCGAGATATCGGGGGCAAAATATAATCCTAGAAAAATCTCCGACGAGGCGATGGGTCGATTGACCAAGAGCCTAGCGGAGTTCGGAAACATCCAACCGATCACTTGGAATGTGCGAACTGGTAATGTGGTTGGAGGCCACCAGAGGCTCAAGGTCTATAAGGCGATGGGCAAAACCGAGGTGGATGTTTGGGCGGTCGATTTAGATGAGCAAAAGGAGAAGGCGGCCAACATCGCCCTCAACAAGTTAAGTGGAGAGTTCGATATGCCGATGCTCAAAGACATCCTAGAGGAAATCGATACTGGCGATCTAGATATGGAAATTACTGGGTTCGGGATGGATGAGATTGCTTTGATGATGGAGGACGCACATCCAGAAGTAACCGAGGACGAAGTACCAGAAGTTCCAGTTGATGCGATTACCAAGCTGGGTGACTTGTGGCTTCTTGGGGAACACCGGGTGCTTTGTGGGGATGCAACTAAAACAGAAGATGTGGAAAGACTTATGAACGGAGAAAAAGCACAGCTATTATTTACAGACCCTCCCTATAATGTTGGGTTCAATGGTAGAAGTGGGAAGCACGAAATCATTAAAAACGACAACCTATCAAAAGAAGATTTTGAGTCCTTTATTCAAGGCGTATGCAACACAATTAAAAAAATTAATCCAGATGCATATTATATATGGTGCAACTGGAATTTCTACGGAATTTTGCAAGAAAAATTAAGCTATAAAACTTGCATCGTTTGGGCTAAAAATGTTTTTGGACTTGGGGTTGGATACAGGCATCAGCACGAATTCTGTTTATTTAATGGAAAAATTGACGAGGAAATAAAAAATGAATCTGACCTTTGGGAGATGAAAAAAGATTTTAACTATGTTCATCCAACCCAAAAGCCAGTTGCATTGTCTGTGAGGGCAATCAAAAACCACAAGGGGCTATGTAATGTTGTAGACCTATTTGGAGGAAGTGGATCAACTCTTATGGGTGCAGAGCAAACCAAAAGAAGGGCATTCGTTATGGAATTGGACGCCAACTACTGCGATGTGATTGTGAAGCGATGGGAAAATCTTACTGGCAAAAAGGCCACGCTTGCCAAATGAATGAGGACTATCCCTCCGCAGTTACCCTAGCCAATGATTACCCAAAAAGAACTCCGAGAAAAGTGGGGCATCGATGCGGGGCAGTTGTCTCGAATGGTAAAGCGGGGTATGCCCCTCACTTCCGAGTCAGACGCTCAAAGGTGGAGGCTCGCAAATCAGAAGCGGGTAAGCAAATCACAGATAGCCCGAACACCATCCCCGAACTCCTCCGAGCCATTGAAGGACTCGGATGCCGAGTCATACAAATCGAAAACCTCGCTTGGCAGATTGAATCGAGCGAAGCAAGCCGAGGTAGTTGCTTACTCGTTGGTAGCCACGGCGGCAAACAATCAAAACCCAGTAGCAATGAGGGCGGCGGTGCAAGGATGGGGCGAAGCAAAAAAACGAGTCGCAGAAGCAGAAATGGAACACGCTCGATGGGAAGAAGTGAGCCGAGTCACAGTTCGCATGGGGGAAGTGCAAGAATGGATAACGAAGTGGCACGGAGCAATCAGGTCGCTTCTAGATGCCCTTCCTTCGAGCCTAGCGGCCAGAGCAAACCCATCAGACCCAGAGTGTGCAAAGCAAGCCATCCAAGACGGAATAAATCAAATCTTCGTTACCATCCAGAAAGCAGAGGGGGCGTTTAAATGATACTAGGATTAAAAATAGGGGTCGGGATAGTGCTTGGAATCGTGCTACTCAATGTAGCGTTCTGGGCTTGCATTATTCTTGCCTATCTGCTCGCTACTTTATTTGAGTGCATCGGGAAGTGGATTAAAAAGTGAATGAATGTTTCCTCATCATCCTTGCCACCCTCGGCCTGCTAGGATTGATTCTGCCCTTCTTTGACGAATGAAACGCTCGCCCCTCAAACGCAAAACCCCACTCAAGCGAGGGGGGAAACTACGCCGAGTGTCTGCCAAGAGACGAAAGCAGAACGAGGTTTATTCTGATGTGCGAGAGAAGTTTCTAGGCAACACACCAGTCTGCCAAGTTTGCCAGAGCAAGATGGCGAGCCAAGTTCACCATAGGCGAGGGAGGTTCGGGGATAGGCTAAACGAGGTGGAGTTTTTCTTGGCGGTATGCTTTGAGTGCCATCATCAAATCCATATGAACCCAGCGTGGGCGTATGCAAAAGATTATCTGGTTAAGAGATGAACAACAATACAGTAACAAAGCATAAGTTTTATTATGGTGAAGAAACCTACACCATCTGTATCACGATTGACGATTGGTGGCTTGAAGAGCCGGTGGATATGTCGGAACGGATGATGCGAACTGGCGAGGAGTTTGCTATCGAACATAGAACAAATTAAATTTTGTATGAAAGTAAGAATTACTCATTTAGACGGCAAACTTCCAAATCTTGCCCTAATGAAGTTATCTGCTTGGCATAAAAAACAAGGCGACCAAGTATATTTCAGCAAATCAATACAAAAAGAACTTTGGGAGGGAGATTACGACAGAGTATATGGAAGCTCAATCTTTGCTTGGAGCAAGCCAGCAAGAGACTTGTTTCTAGCAAACTTCCCAAACGCAACCATTGGGGGAACTGGATCGGGTAAAGTCCAGACCATAGAGGAAATTACTGGGACAGATTTTGATGAATACGATTATTCAATATATCCATCATTCAAGCAATCAATAGGCTTTAGCCAAAGAGGTTGCCGCCTCAAATGCTCATTTTGTGTTGTGCCAACCAAAGAGGGAAGAATAAGAGACAATTCATCAATAAGGCAAATTTGGAGGGGCGAGCCGTACCCCAAGCAAATTATATTACTAGACAACGATTTTTTTGGGCAACCAAGCTGGAAGCAAAAGACAGAGGAGATTCTAGAAAACGATTTTGAGGTTTCATTTAACCAAGGGATAAATGTTCGCTTAATTCACAAAGAGGGAGCGAATGAATTGGCGAAGATAAAATATAGGGATGACCAGTTTAAGAGCAAAAGAATCTACACGGCTTGGGACAACAGAAAAGACGAAGCCATATTCTTGCGTGGGATAAATACGCTTATGGATGCTGGGATAAAGCCACAACATATTATGGTTTATTTTCTTTGTGGATATTGGCCGGGTGAGAAATTTGAGGACATTTATTACAGATTCGAGACAATGGATAAAATGGGATTATTGCCCTACCCAATGGTGTATAATAACGACAACCCAGAGCTAAAGAAATTCCAAAGGTGGGTGATCCGTAGATATTACAAGTTTATACCTTGGGATGACTATTCTAATGGTGGCGATTCATATTCTAAAAAGTATGAGAACCAACTCACTCTTGCGATATGAACCAGATTGATGAGGCCAAGAACTTCGCTCGTCTGTTGTTTGAGCCAAGGGAACAACTCTCAATCCCAGAATGGGCAGAGAAAAACTTAACCCTTTCAGCTAGGGTAACGAACATACCCGGAGCTTATTCGACAACACTCACGCCCTATGTTCGTGAACCCCTAGAGGCTTTTGGCGATGATTCAATTCGGAGGGTTGTGTTGGTCTGGGGAGCGCAGACCTCAAAGACGACAACGATTCTCGCCGGCCTAGCCTACCGAGTAGCAGAGCGGCCTTGCCCGGTCTTGTGGGTGATGCCCTCGGAACATCTAGCTCGATCATTTACAGAAACTCGCTGGCTTCCGATGGTTGACGATTGCCCAGCCCTAGCCAAAGAACGGCCAGAAAATACAGACCGAATCAAAATCCTAGAGCAACATTTCAAGCGATGCTCGGTCTGGTGGGCGGGAACAAGTGCCTCGGCTCTTTCTAGTCGCTCGATTGCTTTGCTCTGTATGGATGAGGTGGACAAGTTTCCAGAGCAAGCAGGGTCGGGGAGGGAAGCCAATCCGGTGCAGTTAGCAGAGGCACGAGTCAGCACCTACCCCAATCATTTAATCATAGCAACCAGCACCCCGACAACTGCCGACTCAATAATCTGGGCTGAATGGCAGAAGGGCGATATGCGTTTCTATTTTGTGCCTTGCCCCCATTGTGGATTAAAACAAAAACTAATTTGGGGACAAGTGAAGTGGGATGAATCAGCCAAGATAGAAGATGGCGTTTATGATTACGCCCTAGTGAAATCCTCGACCTACTACGAATGCGAGGGATGCAAGGGCAAGATTCAAGACGGCCAGAAAACCAAGATGCTCCGAGAGGGGGAGTGGAGGGCAACCAATCCCAAGGGCGAACCAGCCAGACGCTCGTATCACCTCAACGGCCTATACGCCCCTTGGGTATCCTTCGGGAGCTTGGCAGTCAAGTTCCTGCAAGATAAGCACAGCGGGATTATCGGCCTGCAAGATTTTGTGAACCGAGTCCTAGCCGAGCCGTGGATGGAACACGAATCAGAAAAGATGCAGATCGTTCCCGGTGCTTACAAGATGGGCGAGGTTCGGATGGGGGATAAGCTCATTATGAGTTGCGACATCCAAGAGGCGGGGGGCTTCCACGCTTGGTGCGTTGTGAGGGCTTGGGATTTAGAGGGCAAACCAAGGCTCGTGTGGGCGGGTAGACTAGAAACTTGGGGCGACATAAAGGCAAAGCAAGATGAGTTTGGCGTTGAGGATAAGTGCGTCTTAATCGACTCGGGCGATCAAACCCGAGATGTATATTTGAATTGTTGCAAGAATGGCTGGGTTGCGTTGGTCGGCTCGGACAAGACCAGCTTCTCCGAGATCGTGAATGAGCAGAAGGTTCAAAGGCCATACGCTCGAATCGCAAATGGCGACCCCTTCTCTGGTAAGGCAGTTCAATCCAAGGCAGGATGGAAGTGGAAGCTATGCCCGATTTGGCGATGGTCGAACCCATCAATCAAAGACATCCTCTCCCAACTTCTCAAAGAGGAGGGCTTCATCGCCCTAGATACGCCGGATGTTTGGAAGGTGCATATCGAAGCAGAGGTGAAGGTAAGAGTGAAAAATCCTATGACCGGCAGGGAAAGACTTGTGTGGAAGCAAATTGGCAAGCATAATCATTTAATGGATTGCGAATGTATGAACATCGTGGGTGCGGCACTCCACGGACGGCTCAAAGTTTCACCCGCAAGTTTGACAGAGGAGGTTGAGAATGGCGAAGGGTGATTTCATTGGGCTACCCCTTGCCACCCTAACTTCGTTGCGTGATAAATATATCACTTGCCTAGAAGCGATAGCGGTGGCGGGTTCAAGCTATTCGATAGCTGGTCGTTCGTTTTCAAGAGCGAATCTCGGTGAGGTGAGAGATACGATTATGGAACTGACCCTAGCCATTCAACAAGCGACTGGCACTAGGGTTCGCACAACCTACGCAAATTTCGGCTCGTGAAAAAAGCCTCTCTCAATCTGATCGATAAGGCGATTGCCTTTGTAAATCCTCAAGGGGCAGTTGATAGGCTTGTTGCTCGTCAAAGGATTAAGAACTTCGAGTATGATGCGGTAAAGTATTCAAGGCAACGCAAAGGGCCGAGTCAGTTGTCGGGTGCGGAAGATTATCGTTCCAATTATGACCGAGTGGAGTTAATGAAAAGGGCGAGGGATTTGGCAGAGAATGTCGGCCTTGTTCGCTCCATCCTTATGAAGTTCGCCAGCCACACCGCCGCAAACATTTCCTACCAAGCCCGAACCGAGAACCCCGAAGTCAATACCGAGGTCGAGGCATATTGGGCTGATTGGTGGGACAAGTGCGATATTTCCACAAGGCATACTGGTTCGACACTTATGCAAGTGGCGATGATGTCTATGTTGCGAGATGGTGATTTTCTTTTTGTACTTGTGCGAGATTCTGATGGCAACTTAAAAATACAAGGCATTGAGGGCGATAGACTTGGCGACCCATTCAAGGTCTACACAAGCTCGGAGTTAATTGGTGGAATCCACATCGATCAAAGGACTGGCTCGCCTACAGCTTACGACATTTACAGCAGAAGCATTGGCGATATGTACACCTACCAAGCAACGATTCCAGCAAGCCAAGCCTTCCATTTGTTCGACCCACTCCGCATTGACCAGTACCGAGGAATCTCCGCTTTCCATACCGCAATCAATGACGCAACCGATATTCACGAAATCGTAGGATTCGAGAAGATGTCGGCCAAGGTTGCTTCTAGCCAGAGCGCAATCATAAAGAGGAATAATAACAATGCCTCGGATCTCTCGTCGCTCACAAACGACCAAGACATTAACGGAAGCGCAATCAAGCTCGAAGCGATTGAGTCTGGCAAAATCTCTTACCTAGAACCGGGTGAAGATATTGTGTTCCCCGATGGGCCGAGCCGTCCCTCCGGTGCGTTTGCAGAGTTCCACAAGATTCTACTCCGCAACATTTGCTTGGGCGTTGGAATTCCTTACAGCTTCGCCGTTGACCCTTCCGCTATGTCCGGCCCGACAGCCCGCCTTGAGATGCAACAAGCAGGGCGCACCTTCCGCAGATACCAGAAGCTCCTAGATGATAAAGTGCTTCGACCGATTAAGAACATCGTGATTGCCGATGGAGTTGCAAGGGGATTGATCGAAAAGAATGTTGGGAGCAGAACGACAAGGGGCATCTTTAACTTTGGGGCGAATGTCTCTATTGATTTGGGCCGCGAATCTGCCTCTGCTATCTCCGAGTTTAAGACCGGACTCCGAACCGCCGCAGATATTTACGCAGAACGCGGCCAAGACTTCGAGAGCGCTATGAGACAGAGGGCGATTGAAGCCAAACTAATTAAAGACTTGGCAGAGAAGTACGGCGTAGCCCCAGAAACCATTTCTGATATTGTTACCCCAACGCCCCCACAACCGCAACTACCTCCTGCCCCCGCACCCAAACCAGTAGCACCCATAGAGGATAAACCAGAGGAGGGCGAGGATGAGGGAGGCGATCAGAAGCCAATTCCAGAAGACCCCATCGAACCA